GTTCGTACCGCGCCTTGGCCTTTTTGAGGTCAAGGCTGGTGCTAGTGCAACACCAGGTGCCCAGTTCATCGAGCACCTCTTGCCAGAGCATGATCAGGCTTTTCAACTGCTCCTCCTAACAGAGGTAGTAGTTCCTCAGCCATGGCCATGCCTGGTCAGTCTCGCCAAGGCCCTCCAACACGGGCCTCAGGAAGAGGATTTCTCCATCTTCCTGAGGCCGTGTCGAGAGATCTAGTGGTCTTTGAACCACTTGAAACTCAGCAAGGCACAGGCAATCAACGCAGCGATCGATCCAGTAAGGACAATCGTTACGGAGACCACCTGGAGAAGGCTCAAAAGAGCCTTCGATGAGAACATCCCTGGGAAAGGACGTGTGAAAGCATCCTGAAAAGGTGCTCCCACATCATCCACCAGCGAATCAGTTCTCACCGCCAAGAAGCTGAGTGACCTTGGAACCCGAAGATGCAGTGAGGTAGGCCGTAAGGCCATCCACAATCTGCTTCGCTTCCGTCACTGTATACCCGGTAGTCGGAACATCCACCACGAGATAAGCACTCATGGAATAACGGATGTTCTGAGCCGAGATCAGTGGATCGGCAGCAACCTTCGCGTGATCGAGGCGAATAGTCCGTCGGTTTCGCTTGCCATAGGCATGCGAGACGGACAGCTTCACCAGGCCGTCGTCCTTTGAGAACGCGCCCTGGTTGACGCCGCTAGACACCCTCGGAAGGGTGTTAGCGATCGCGTTGATCGTGACTGACTGAGGATCGGCAAATGCCATGACAACCCTGGACTTCTCGTGTGAGTCGAAACTCACCGTGGACTCCTCATCGGGATTGATGAAGAGGTTCTCCACTAGGCATCCCTAGTGGCGACCGCGCCAAGTCAAACCCAGCGCGGCTACGATGGCGGTTTGCGTCTTAGTTAAAGACGCAAAGTCGACACCGAACCCGTATGGTGTAGCAGGAAGCCGTTTCTTTCTATCGTTCACTGTGTGACGATAGACCGGCATGGGTTTGCCACCAATGGTGACATTTTGTGCGAGGTGCAACTCCTTGCGGAGATGCCTCATCACATACCCATACTGCAACACCAACCCGTCATGGCCCAGCAAGGCGATATTGTTTACAATATCGCCAGCGTTGCTGAACCAATCGATGGCCCAACTCCAAGGAGCAAGGTTCCACACCACATCTGGTGTGAGCCGAGTCCCTAGCAACTGATTAGCTAGAGACTCCCAGCGTTCCATCTTCTCCATCGTCGTGTCACCGATGGGGATGTGATATCGGAACGCTCCCGAAAACCATGTCTTGTCAGTCATGGTTTCCGAGATGGTTGCTACAGCACTCTGATTCGCGGCTGTGGGGAAGAGAATACCCCCAGTCACCGATGTCCGAGTACTGCTGACCTCGGGGAAGACGAGTCTCCTCCTGATCTTCTGGTCAGAACCGTGACGGTACTGACGTATGATCGCATTGTGCCTCTTTACAGAGCGCGCAAACGATCGGAGATCATTCATCATGGGAGCCCATCCGAACTGAACGTTGAGATACTCGTCACCCGAATTTTGCAGGTAACGAGCTCTCTCCTTCAGGACAGATGTTCCCACGATATGAGGAAACTCCTCCCGCAACTCGCCAATGGCGGTTGCTGCAGAGAATGAAGGGTTGGTCGGCGCAGTACGACTGATCGCCGTTGAGCCCGATGCGTTCATGCTTGCATCGGTCGGCTCCGAAGGAGCCGTGGTCTCAACGAAGGTCGTCGACTGCCCCGCGGTGATGAGACCCTGGTACAAAGACCCATTAAGGGACTGAGTACCAAAGGTACTGATGTCCTGTTCTAGATAGAACGGGCCACCAATATCACCTCTCCTACCTCCGTAAGGACCGCGACCATGAGATTCTGAAAACATCTCGGTACGGTTCAGACGAAGGAAGGACCCTGGCACGAAAGTACCGAATCCACTCGAACGGCTGCGATAATCAAATCGCAACGCCGTCCAAGTGTTGATTCTCGTACTCATAATGCCCTCTGCACTGAGTTGGTTGGGTCTACGCCAAGTTATGGCGTAGAGTGGTTGGCACCAGTTGTTACTAGTACCGTGGCGGGCGTCCCGAAAG